TTTTAGCGACGAGTTTGGTCGGCTGTAAAGATTGTCAATAAAGACGAATGGACAGTCGAAGACGAGGTAAACCCAGCACGTCATCAGCGGCCCGTTGTCATCCTCGACCAGAAACCCGTTTGGACTGAGTAACTGCGGAATCAGCACCATGTCACGAGCCTTCGCCCAGGCTTCAACAATCGGGAAATCGTCGGGAGTATAAGCGCGAATGTTCATGTTAAATTCCAGCTCCCGACGTTCCATCAACCTCAATATCAAGGACCATGCCGAGGACGTTAAATGGCACAGCATGACGCGATGCAATAGCAATGTCGCAGGCTTGGCCCCAGTCGAAGTTCAGCGTCTGCGAAAGCGTCTGCCCTGTGTTGTGGGAATAATCCTGCACCGCCTCGTCTGGCGCTATTGGGAACTCATCAGTCTCCTGAATAATGCGCGTGTAATTTGTGAAATTAGCGTCGGTGATCTTGCGCCACACGTTGCCGTAGTATGAGCGGAAGATGCGGAATGATGCGCGGGTGATGCGCCATTTTCTCATCTGCGAGGTGCCATCACGAAGCTGAATCTCAAATCGATTTGGAATCAAGTAGGCAGTGAAATGAAAACCGATGTATTGAGTCTGTGCAAGGTTGGCAGTCAAACCCGTGAAGACCACAGTGCCGCTTCCGCCAGTAATTGCAGCAGTGTAGGGTGACCCGTCCGATTGCGATGATGTGCCGCCATAGATCACGTTTGCACCGGCAGCAGCGGCAAACTGAGGATTGGCAGCAGTGAGATTAGAGAACGTCGTATTGCCTCCAGCAACAGTGACCGAGGCATGAGACATCCATGAATCCATACATCGCGCATCTGTGCCCAGATTTGCCGAAGTCAGGGCATTTCGCATCTCTTCGCCGTCGATGCTCTCTAACGACAGGGCGTTGTAATTCATCAGGAATATCAATGAATCAGCCGCCGATGATGACGAGTAAAGACTGCACATTGACTTGCACTCCAGCCGCGAACGGTGACGATGCCATGCAGTCACGTTGTTCTCGCGGTCATAAGTAAAACCGCTCCATGTGCCGTCAGCGTGAACCAGCCACACGACAGGGTCGGGAGACTGAGAGTAGAACATCTGAGTGACGTTGGAGCGGCAAATGACATGCTCCGCAAGCAGCGTCATTTCTGGCGCTGAATAGCCATCTTTTTCAAACACGTAAGCAAACTCACGCAGTCTGTTGTCTCGCGTAAGCCAGAGTAATCCATCTCCCGAAAGCACAGGTTGAAACTTGCTCGACCCGTAGCGACTCCAACGACGCAAGCGAGCACTGGATGGAGTCAATGCCGAGTCTTGATCTCCGCTATCCATCGTCCATTCTTCGCCAGATGTGCCGACAACGAGCGTGCGTTTGAAGCTGGAAATCCACTGAATCTCATTCGCCTGCGTTGCTGCTAGCGTTACATCCAGTCCCGACGTGTCGAGTGTGCCGGTCAAGAACGTGTAAAAGTCATCTGTTTGGCTCCCCCAAATGCGCGTCGGTTCTGTTGCCGTAGATGCAAAAAACAACCGAGAGTCGTGAAATGAAACGGTTTTGGGATAGCCGCGAACGGCAGAGAACGCACCCTTGCGCCAGATCGGAAATGCCGCGCCGATGACTTCATTTGGAATGAGTGAATTGACCGCGAGTTTCGGAATACCTATAGCCTGCAATGGTGAATCGTAGGTCTGAATCAAAAATGGTATTTCTAAGCGGCCATAAGCTGGCTCAATCGTTACGCTTCCCGATCCTGTGGCGTTAGTCTTAATACATACCCAACGATACCAGCCGCCAGTATTTGGAGCGTCAGCGGTGTAGCTAATAGTCCCTTCCTGCTGCGTTGTGCCAGTCACCCATTCTTTAATTGTGGTGAAATTGAATCGATCTAGCGACTCCTGAAGTTGAAAGGTGCAGCCCCAGGGCGTAGAGGTAGAATTCCAATTTGTTCGAGCTAAATATGAACCTTGGATGAAGATGGCCGCGCTAGTTGTTGTGGCAATAGTGGCAAGAATAGGCTCAGTGACAACACGCTTCGTCGATCCTGGCGAAAGTTGCCATGTTGAACCGGCCTCGGTAGTATCAAAGGTGGCAGACGATGCAATCAAGCGGTAGTCGGTAACGGTAATCAATGCCCACTCTGCGCCAAGTCCTGGGCGATTTAGCGACGATGCAGTGTGACCTGTGACGCAAGCGTAATTGCTGCCGAAGTATTCCACTACGTCTCCCGCAACTTGAACTGTGCCAACATTCCACGGAGGCAAGAAAACAGCCGCTGACCATGAGGCGTTTAGAACGATGCCAGCCGTTGACGGAGTGGCTGAGTTGTAAACAAAGGTCTTGAGGTGATCAAGGTCGACGGTGACATAAAAAACGCCAGTTCCTGCGGTGTAAACAGCAGGCAGCGTGCTTGTGCCGTCTAGCTGAAATGTATTGGTTGTGACTGAGCTAATTGAAAAATAACCGTTAGCGTTAGTCGCTCCACCGACTCCAAAGATATCAACAAAGTCGCCATTGCTTAACCCGTGAGCGTTGGCCGTAATTTGAATCTTGCCTCCCACGATAGAGGCTCCCGTAATAGCCTGAGTAAATGGCATCGTGACAAGATTACCCTGCGAATAAACAGAGCTAGCATCCCAGTAATTTGCATCATACAAAAGCTTTAACGTCACCGCATCGTCTGGCGGATCAAGCGCAGGCGCAAACTGGAAGGGAACATCGGTAAACGTCCAGCTTGTGTCAGTAACGCGAGTGATGATCTTGGGATGCTTTGTCGCAACCGTGAGATACATTAGGTCATTGAGCTGAACAAAGTGCAGGTCTGCGATCTCGGCCTCGGTATAAGTAGTCGTGAGCGTTGCTTTTAGCGTAAAAACGCCAGCAGAGTATGACCAAATCTTGATGGCATTTGTTTTGAATCCGAGAACAAAGCCAGAGCTTACCGAGCGACGGAATGGAATCAGCCGCACGCATCCAGTCACATCGGCATTAGCAGCGCCGAATCGAGTGCCTGGGCGTTTGAATGCGCCACCGTAAGAGCGCACCATGAAATTCTCAAGCAGTCTGCAACCTGTCGCATATTTCTCGGAGTCGGTGCGACCATCCATGATCGGTGACATCTCGCCACCGTTAAAGACCGCTTTGATCGTTTGGAACTGTGAACTCATAGTGAATAGCCTCCACGCGACAAGACAACTTGAGAGTCATCGAACGGAGTGATGCGCCTGCCCTTTCCTTCATTGGCATCTCGCGCCTTCGCCGGTGGTGCTGCGGCCTTTGTGAAGAACTGATGCAACTCAATTGCCCTGCCGCTACTGCCAGCGGTGTCAGACGCGATGTATGAAGCGAGCAGGTAGCTGAACGCAGTCACAAAGTCGGCTGGGTATTTCGTAATGTCGGTGATTCGCTGGATGTATTTAAGATTGATCGTTTCGTCGTCGCAAAGGATCACTCCTTTTTCGAGCAGGAAATCAGAGCCATCATCCTCGTTCTGCCCGCCGTCGGCGTTGATTGAGATTGGGCGCAAACAATCAGTCGGCGGCGTGTGCTGGAAATCGTATGCAAACTGAGGGATGCCGACGACGCTGCCTGTTGCGCTTGTGTAAGTGCCTGCAAACACCGAATCGTCGAGCGTAAAGTTGCTTGAATTAATTACTGTGACATACCATTGACCATTGGCAACGGTTACGCCTTGCACATCCTTTACATAAACACGATCACCCGTAGCATAACCGTGTCCTGCGTGCGTAATCTTGATGAGGCCGCTTGAGTCAGTAACTGCCGTGCCGGTTAACGTGTGATATGTCACAGTCTGCCGCTTGCGGGCTGTGGCAAAGTTCCACGGGTGCGCTCTTAGTGTCTCGTCGAGCGCGGTGTAAACAGGCGTGACAGCTTCAGGATTCCACCACTTACGGATGCTTGCAGCTTGCTGCGTGCTATCATTTTGTAGTGATGTCAATGCACGTCCACCAAGGTGGGCAATTGCCAGATTCGCGATCTCATGTGCTGTTGCTGCCATAGTAGTGGGATAATACACAAAAAGCGGAGCAATGCAACCGCACCGCTCCGCTCTTTGGTTAGGTTAGAATCAGTTGAAGTCCCAGTAAGCAATCGTGAAGTAAAGCACGTTGCCTCCAGTAACGGTTCCAGCGCTTGCAAGTGTAA